TGGAACGTCATTAGCATGCAATCTTTTAGCAGCATTTGCTAAAATATTTGCGGGGTCAGTTTCTGAAGTACCAAAACCTGTATCAGTTCCAGAACCATCAGAACCAACAGTAGTACCTGCTCCAGATACCATTGCTGCAATAACGTTTTCATCGTATTTATCTTTTAGAGCATATGCTCCAGAAGAAGTAGCCAAAGCCTCCCAGTTCACATGAGCTTGTCTTTCTTCAATATCGTCAACTTTAAAAGCAAACGCATTAGCTTGGTCAACTACGAGTTGAAGTTGGTCATCAGCTAAATTTTGAATAGCTATATGTCCACCTCTAACGTAAGAATTTACACTAATTGTTGGCTCTTTAATTATATTAACGGTATCTCCGTAGTTTTCAATCTCACCTGCATAGTCAGTATTAGTAATATCTTCTACAACTGATGCAGTTCTAAAGAACTTTTGGACTTTTTGGCTGTATATTACCGGTAACCAATTACCCGAAGGTAAGTTTGTATATCCGGCACCTTTTGCTATAGCCATAATATTTGTCCTCCTATAGACTGTTAAGATTAATTACGAATTCTACCCTCTGCTCTAGCTAAATCAATTTCCTTTTCGTTTTTTAAAAACTCATGAGGTTTCATTTTTGCTATTTCATTAAGCGTCCAGATTTTTTTATCTCCTGCTTCAATATCTTTTTTAGAAGTAGAAGTAACTGATTTAGATGCTTCTTTTTTGCTAACACTTGCTTTTTTAGTTACACCTGTATCCATTTTATATAAATCAATGGCACGAGCCGCTAAACTAGCATTTGATGCGTTATCATATAACCAACCTTGAATTTCGGGAGTTTGAGTTCCAACCCATTCATGAAATTTATCATCTGCTCTAATTTCGTTAAAGTCTGGATGAAGTTTTGATAATTCAACTTCAGCTTTATCTTTAGCTACATTAGCTTGTGCAGTTTCCAAATCTTTCATTTTGGTTTGAACTTGCTTAGATTTTTCATCCGCTTTTGTGTATGCTATAGTTTCAATTATATCATATACATCTGGATATTTTTTCTTCCAAGCATCAACTTCCTCTTTCGTTTTTGGTAGTTGAATCTTTTCAGCATTCTCTTCTAACTGACGTTTAAGCGATGATACATCATCTTTATGCTTATTAACAGTAGAATCGTAGTGGCGTTTAAGGTCATCATACCTTTTTTTAAACACCTTCTCTTCAGCATTAACAGGGCGTTCCTCTACTGGAGTGGCTTCTTCTTCTGAAGAAGTGTCCTTTGAGTCGGTAGCTGTGTCTTCTGTTTCGACCTTACGTTTATAAGGTCTAGGCTCGAGAAGAGCCTGTGTTTGAGATTCTTCTTGAATCTCCTCTTTTTTATTTTCTTCCATTTTATCCTCCTTATTGGTGCTGTTGGAAAACAGGTGGCCTAGAGTCGCATTGGGGCTATGACTAAGCTGTCATAGGTGGCCTATCCATTGTTGGTGCTGCTCCTAAACCAGTAGGTTCTACCGGTGTTGGTGGTGCAGCTTCTGCCATTGCCGTTTCTGGCATAGGCTCTGTCGCAGGAGCGGCAGCATTTGCTGTCATATCCTGTACAAACTGTTGCATAGATTCTTCTGGAGTATTTCCAGGATATCTATTTGCTATTATTGAAACTGGTATTACTATAACAGGTTCTTTTGGGCCTCTATTAGCTACACTGCTAATATCTACACCATTTTGTTGTAATGCCATTTTAACATCTTCTGTTAAATGCATATCTAAAACTGCATCTACATTTTGTCCTGGTTGTGCCATAGGAGGCTGCTGTGCTCCCATTGGATTTCCCATCATTCCATTTGCCATATTATTTCCTCCTATTTATTATTTATCGTAATCTTCTTGATATTGTTCATATGCTTCTTGTTCATGGGGTTTTGGTGCCATTACACCTGCTCGTGGGCCTACATAAACTGGCTTGCTCATTCCTGGATATTGATAAGGTTTAGGTACAATTGGTTTAGGGTCACTAGATGTAAAACTATAACCTTGACTTCCCCCTCCATCAGCTTGGTTATCAGTTACTTTTGTATAGGTATCCCCTTTATCATCAGTAAATGATTGTCCTTTTTCCATAGCATCCATTTTAGCTAAATCTGCTTCTGCTTGTTTCTTTTCTGCTATTTTATTTGCTTTTTCTTCTTCTAAATCAATAGCCGATTCTCCAGTTACAGAAGTTATATTTTTTTGACCTGTAGCTGTAACATTACTAGACATCATTGCCTTTATATAATTTGTCCAAGTATCAAATCCATTACCACTTGAAGCAAATACTCCTGAAGTACCTGTAACTCCTATAAAGTTTCCTGGCTGAAAATTAGTTTCTGCAGTTCCTGGCTCATAGTGATATATTCCAAATGTTCCAGGGGTTTCTGAAATTTCTAAATCTGATGCATAATCTAAAATTGGTTCACCATTTTTATCAGTACCTGTTACAACAATATTAGAGCTATCTATTGCACCCATACGTGTTAAATCTTTTATAATTTTAGTTGTCTTTGCTTCTACTTCTCCTGCAAGAAATCCTTTACCTAAAGCAAAAGAAGCACCTTTTGCAAGTGCACTACCTAAATTATCTTTTTTAAAATATAATTTTCCATCATCTCCAGTTTTAATAAAACCTCTATCTTTTAAGTTATTAATATATTCTACTAAACCTTCATTATTACCAGTTAACTGACCTTTACCATTAACAACTTGTACTACATCACCAATCATTCTTTCTTTTTCTTGATTAGATGGAATTAAATTTTGGTCTGGTTGGTCTGGTTCAGTTCTACCTGTAGGTTCTCCCATAAATTGTCTAGGTGCATAATTAGGGTCTGGTACACATTGTTTTAATGTGTTATCATAAATATATCCTTCTGGACATGGGTCATCATTTGGGTCTGTTGGTGTATCTGGTGTTTCTGGTGCAAATTCAAAATCTGGGTCTGATGATGTATAACCACTCCATGTTGGTGGAGTTGGATTAGCATATTCATAATCTGCTTCTGTATAACTCCATTGGTTAGTGTCATTATCATAAGTTAATCTTAAATTTGTAGAAGAATACGTCATTTTTTAAGTTGCTCCCGTAGTGCCAGTAGCTGGCGAAGAGAAGCCAGTTTCCCCTGGTTGCGGTACATTTCCTGTTCCGATGTTGCCACCTCCAGAGCCAGTTGGGTCTTGCGGATTCGCTCCTCCAACATTTTCTCCACCTTCATCCATACCGGATTGTTGATTATTGCCTTGAGTTCCTGTAGTTCCATTTGCCATTCCCATTATTTTTGCAAAAATTGCTGCCCGTTCTGGGTCATTAATTAATTTTTCCGGTTCTATATCAAGAGCCTTTGCTATTTCAGATAATACTGTATGCCATCTTACGAATGGTGCAAGGTTTTGATTAGAAGCGGCTTGTAAGAAAGTCATCAACCTTTGAGACCTTACTTCTTTTTGCATTAATGATGAAGTTCCTCTTGCTTTGATTTCTACATCTCCACGAATTTCTGGACTATCTTCATTAAATTGCATGTTCCAGGCAAACATAGCTTCACCTAGTGGTCGACAATAAATAATCATCAATNNTTTTAACTACTGTTTTAACATTAAGAGCTGCTGCTCCCATTAACATAGACATACCTGCTGCAGTTCTAGTTGTAGATTGCACACCTGTTGTTCCATGTGAATAAGATGGTATTCCCGTTGACTCATCTGCTAATTGTCTAAACCTATCAAACATCATTAAATTTTCATTTGATGTACTTGGAAATTTTAAACCATGAATAGCTTGTCCTGGCATACCACTTTGTCTTCTAAATATTTTACCAGGATGTACTTTCATATCTTGTCCTGGTACTAACATTGTTTCATCAATGTCAAATACTAAATTACCTGCTAATGCTAAATTATCAATAGCCATTCTTGCATGACCATTCATAATTGTTTGCGAATCATCCATATTTTCTGGAATACCAACTCCAAAAAATTGATAAGGATTTATTTCATAAGGAGATACTAAATATGGTATTCTTCCTGGAGTAAATGGATTAAGAACTAATCTTAATATTTTTCCATTACATACCCAACAATTAACTTGTATCTCATCTAAATCATCAAGAGAATCTTCATCAATATCTAAACCTGCTTGTATAGCTAGTTCTTTATCTAAGTATCCCCAAAATTCTAAAATTTCATATCTATTTTTATCAAATTCATCTGTTGTTTCTCTATCAAGTAAAGAACTTTCATAACCACGAGCTTGATAATTAGAACCCATTGCTATACATTCTCTAATAGCATCATTTCTAAAATAAGGTCTATTAGATAAATCACGAACTTGAGATTTTGTATAATTATGTCTTTGTATTACATAATCAGCATCTTCAATTGTTACAGCATCTGGGTCTGGATAAAAATCCCAACAAGATACAGCTTCAATTTTAGGAACTAATTTTGTTTTAGGATTATAAGTATTTTCTCCTGTTTCTTCATTTTTGTTCCAATAATGTTGGACTTTATCATAAGAGAAAGGCCCTTTAATAATTCCTGTTCCAAGTAAAGCCATTTCAAATAATGAATGTCTCATTACTGAAATTGCACTTGATGATTCTAATTGGTCATGAATAACTTTTTCCATGTTAGCTGCTGACATTTCAGCAGGAGATATTTGTGGTTCAGCTCTTCCATCTTTAGAAGAACCTTCAACAAAATCTGCTTCTTCATATTCTCTTTTTAAACCACCTAAAATTTCATTAATAACTTGTCCAGGTTGTAAATCATTTCCATCTCCAGGAAAACCATAAGGACTTTCTACTTCTTGCTCTTGTGGTTTTTCTGATTTAGAAACGTGAGCATACTCCGCAATTCCTTCCGGAACTGACGTTGGTTGTACTCCTAATGGAAATTTTCCTGTAGAGAATAATACTTCAATAATTTGACCATAAGCAGCCATTACCTTAGTCTTTGTTATTTTAACAAATACTTTGGATTTTTCAGACTCTGTAAAAGCCATATCATTACCATAGATTCCTCTATAATTTCTATATGCTCTTAACCATCTTTTCTCATCAAATTGACGAGCATTTTCTGCTGTTTGGAACTTTGCTTTTATAGTTCCTGCAAGACTTGAAAAAGCATCATCCTCCTGGTCTTCACCAAGAGCTACGATTTCATCTTCACCTGCCATTATTAACTATTGTGTGAGCCTTGTTTAATCTTTGCTTTTGACCATGATTCTAAACTTTCTTTAGATGCTTTTCCGCCTGCTCCAGAAAATTCTCCTTGGCTATATTTTTTATGCATATTGCCTTGAATTTTTTCTTTTGATGGCATACCATATTCTGCACCCATTTCTCCATGTTTATATTTTTTCATAATTGGTTGTGGCATTATTTCCTCCTAATAATCTTTTTCATTTGCTTTCTTCCAAAATGAAGATTGCACATGATTGTTTGGTTTGCTTGGATAATCTTTAGTACTTATTTCTGGGTCAGCTTCTCCGCCATACGCAGATAAGTTAAGATTTTTCATTTTATCCTTTTTTTTAGGATAGGGCATACCAAGGTCTCCCTGTTTATATTTTTTCAATACTGGTTGTGGCATTTAGCCCTCCTTTATTTTTTCTTTTAAATAATCAATTAATTTTGGATTATCTACAAGAACTGTTGTTAGCCCATTAGTTATACCATTAACTACATGTTCTTCTGTTTTTTCATCTAATTCCATATTCCATTGATATACTATTGCATGTAGTATTTCATGAATTAAAGTATTAGCATGAGAAACACCTTTTTCATCGGCAGTATAACCGATAACTCCTTCTTTAGAAAAAAATTGTCCTTGTGCTTCATTAGCACTTGCAACAGTTTGTTTCCATTCTTCTAATTTATAACTTCTATAACCAACTTTAATTTTTTCTGGTATATGCATTAATATCCAAATATTCGGTCAGCAGGTTTAAAATTATTTTCTTTATTCTGTTTCATAAACGGGTCATTAGCATTACTATTAGGATGTAATGGTCTTGACATTACTCCATAACGTAAAGCATCATACGCATGGTCTTCTGCATGTGTATCTACATCTTCTGGATTATGTTTATCCGTTGGTAGAAGAGGTAAAGTTCTAAGTAAATTTCTACAGTTATTAAATATTTTTAATTTAGGTTCACCACTTTTTTCATCAATAGATAATCTTTTATGTAATTCTAATTTTCCATTAACTCTACTTTTTGGTGACCTATCTGATGGTCTCCATTTACATCCTTCTCTAATCATTGTTTCTGCAATACTAGGGCCAACATCTCCACGTCTTGCCCATGTAGAAGAATCTAACATTCCATATCTTATGTATTCACCTTGTTCAGCGTCTAATACTTTTCTAGCAAATACATCTGCTGTTACTCTTTTTGTATATAATTCTCTATATACCCATAAATTGTTATCGAAATCAATAGCAATCCATAAACAACAAGCAGCAGAAGAATAACCCCAGTCACAAGTACGAAACCTGTGCCAATTACGAGGTATTTCAAAAGGTTCACTAATATGTTTAACCACATCAAATTCTGGAAACGCACAATCTTCAAACGCACTCCAATCACCTTCTAAGAATTGTTTTCTTTGTACTTCTGGTAATGATGATAACATTACAAGATAATCATCTGTTTGCATTAGATATGGATTATCTTGAAGTTTAGCAGGTATAAATCTTCTTGTAATTTTTTTCTGACCTGCTATAGTATCTATTATAACATCAAATCTTTTTCCAGGTTCTGCAGGGTCAACAAACATATCTTTAACCCATAAAGAACCTATATTACCTGGATTTCCTGTAGCTCTCATATATACAGGTATTTCCGGGTCTACACTTCTGAGGGAGGAACGCAAAAAGTTATAGATTTCTGGAGTAGGATATTGAGGTAACTCATCTATTCCTATCCAAGTATAAGATTGTCCTTGGTAACGAAGAACGTCAGTTAAGTTTTCTGCATAACCAAATTCAATTCTAGCTCCAGATGGAAATCGCCATTCTTTTTCTTGCTCTCTCCATTTAGCACCTGGAAATGCTTTACCATATAATCTTTGAGAATGATTAATCATATCTCTAAGTTCTGGCATAGAACGTCTTAATAGTAGACATCTATGATTTTCTTTGTGACAATACCTAAGTGGGTCAATAAGCATGGCATATGATTTGCCACCACCTCTTGCTCCACCATAAAATACTTCTCTTTCTGAAGCTGCTAAGAACTGTGTTTGTGGCCCTTCATTAGGTTGAAAGATAACATTTTCTTTTACATGTTCTTTAACATTAGGTGTTAATTGCTCAACATCTGTAGTTTCTATAACAGAAGATTTCTTTCCTTCCAGGGCATTGCTAGTTTTAATAATAGCATCCCTTTTTTTTCGGGCATTTACAAGTTCACTTTTAGTCTTGTCTATTTTTTTCTTTTGTTCTTTAAGAGATTGTCTTGCTGAAATTTTTGCTTTTTCTTCTACGCTAAGACTTCCTCTTTTTCTTCCTGTACTTGATTTTGGTTTTGGTGGTTCGATTTCTGACATAATTTTCGTAAACCTACGTGACTAATTTTTCTTCCTGTTTTTCTTTCTAACCAAGTCGCAACTTCTCTATAAGAACAATTACTAGTAAATTCTTTAGCTTCTTTTAATGCATCCAATTCTTCTGGTATTGGTTCAAGATACTTAGGGTCATCAGATAATTTATAACCAAAAGGAATTGTAGAAGTTCTACGTTTGAGCATCTTTTGGAGGTAGTATAAATATTCCGTGAGCTACTTGAGCATTAATATCTACTTTTTCTCTTTTAACTATTCCTACTCTATCTAATATTTGTTTAGCAGCTTCCATTCGTATATTTGCTGCAGGAGTAAGGCCATCTTCATCTAGTGCATTTACTAAACCCATAACTGCTTTTGGTGAATGCATAGCAAGAATACCTTCTGCTTTTTCCACAATATTATTTTTTAAACTCTTGACAACGTTTGGATATGATGTTGGAGCATACCCTGCAAGTTCTGCTGCTCTTTTAGGATTGCCTTGTGCTTCACCAAATAAAGCGGATATAAAACTTTGTTGTTGTTCTGTTAATTCTTTATTTTCTTTTTTTATCGGTAACATTATTAAATCCAAATGTTTTTTTAAAAGCCGCTATTAATCCATATGGGTCATCATGAGGATAACCAATATTATTTAGTTTTGGCTCTTTTACAGCCACCTTCTTTTTTGCTTTGATTTTTCTCTTCTTTGTTTTGACCATTCTGGTGCTTCCTTTATCATTCCTAGTTTTTCTTGTGCGTCTCTTTCTTTAAAACCAATTTCTGCAGATTCTAAGATTTGTTCTCTGGCTTTGTCTTCTTTTCCACCCACATCTGATATAATAGATAAGTTAGGAGCAGATATAACTCTTCTAACATTATTATTCCTACACGGAAAGTTTCTCTTACTGATAGGAAGGTGTTCTGTAAATCTTTCCCCAGTTTTTTTATTTTCNNATTCATATAGTGGCATTATTTCTTTTTATTT